TTCTGTATATTATCTTTATTCTTGGGATTCTGGCAACTCCAACAATATTTGCAATACTTAAATCCCCCGGTTCCACTACTTTTCCAGATGGGTTTTTCAAGACCACATCCATCACAAATTTTAGTCTTGATCAAAGTATAAGTCTGATAAATTATCTACACTCGTTTCTAAGTTCATTATGTCTGCAGATACAGCAATTTTGCTTTCATCTTCTTTATAAATATCTTCTTCTAATTCAGGTATAGAAGGTAATTGACTTACTAGATCTTCTAACTGTCTAGTTAAGTCTTCAAACTTGTTTAAAAATTCTTTTCTTGTCATGATTTAATTTTTAGTGGTTTTTAATCTTGGTAATTGGTTTGGATCTCTTTCTAAACTTAAAAAGTTTTTAGGAAGAATGCCTTCATTGATAAAGATACTAATAATTTGATCTTTAGTAATACCTAAATCTTTAAAAGTTAAAGTATTTTTAAAGGTCTCATCTACTTCAGTATCAGCAAGTAAAATACTTGTAATTGGACTTTTAGGAAACAAAGTTTTGAATACAAAGTTACTATATTGAATAGTAACCTGTTGTTTAAACTTGTTAAGTGTAACCTGTGCTTTCTTATACACATTAACAACTCTTTGTTTCTTTTTGCTACAAATAGTAGCTAGTTCTTGTTCAGAAAGTGCATCTAATCCATATAGTGCTCTTTTGTACAAATAATTTTGGTATTGTGAATACCCATCAGTTTGATAACTCATGTAGGTTTTACCTGCATTTAACTGATAATCTTTAATCTGTTGTTTTAACTTTTCCATAAGTGTATACATTTTAATCATAAATAAAAAAAGAGGATTACTTATCCTCTAGCATTTGTAAAACGGGAAATTTTAAGCTTAGAAAACAGCTTAGTCTAATGAATCTGTGAGATCTATAATATCATCAAATGGTGTATCATCAGATATTACATCATCATTATTTTCATCATCTGGTAAATAGTCAAAGTCATATGCTTTTTCTTTTACCTGATCTACTACTGCAGAATCCTTAAAAGGATTGAGATATTGATCTCCACAGTCTATTGATATCATGTATTGGATGTCTTCATCTGTCAAATCAAGATACTGATCCATAGTCAAGTATATTGTTTTTCCATTAGACAGTTGATAATATGGCATTATTGTATAAAAGTTTAGTAAATATAAATCATTATATTAATTAACTAAACTTACTACACATCTAATTATGGCATATATAGCTAAACAATGAAAAAGGGGTATTTCTACCCCTTCTGCATTTATTAGGAAAAGCATATCACAGATATACTGTCTTTAAGGTTCCTTGTTTGCTAATATGTTAATCAAGAATTTGTCTACAAGCTCTGATTTGATCCAGTAGTACTTGATTATAGTGTGTGAAGAAACTTCTATCAAACACTCTATATTGTAGAGGTTTAAAATCAACTGTAGGATATGTAGTCCTAGCACCAGTTTTAATAGTTTCTCCATTTTGGTCTTTAAGTTCAATATCTCTATTAAAACCTAAGACTGAGTCCATGTGAAAGACCTTAATGTCCGCCATGTCTTCTAAGTATTTCAGCAAGAGATTTTATATGTGAATCTCCATTACCTAACTCAACTCTTCTGTCTAAAGCTCTTAAAGCTATAACAACTTCATTGATATGATTACATCCATCAAGTACATGTTGCATAGCAGGTACATAACTGTTATTTTTTTCATAACTTTCTAGTGCCAGTTCTGCTAGTTCTTTACCTCTTTCATCTGTTATACCTAACTTGGTATGTACTGTGGTTGATGTTTCATCAACAACACACAATTTAAACTTATTATCTTTTGAATAAGTTTGTTTTTTTTCTTTAATCCCGAATACTTTTCCTAAAAAGCTCATAATAAATAAATTAAATAAATAAATAAATAGACAGATTTTAACACCTTCATCTGTCAACTATACGGTTATAGGTGCACGCATCAGAAGCCAGAACAAGATCACTCCTATCCTGGCTTGAGGTTGAGAGCCTCTGTGTTGTAATGTTAATTCTACATTTACATTATTTATTACGTTTAATTCCTTTCTCACAAGAACAACACATTCTTTTAAAGCTCTGTCATTTTTGGTTTATAACCAAACTTATGCTCCATAATCTTATAAATAAGATTTGCATGATAGGTAACATCTTCTGAAGTAATTTTTCCAGCATGTTCTTCCAGTTGTTTAAATGCATAAGGAAAAGCATCTAACCATCTTTTTAATTCTTTCAGCATTTCTTCTTGCTCTCTAAATACTAAGTCTAATTTAGCTTCTAGATCAGCAATTATCTGATCATTAACTTTGTTCAATGCTTCTGCTTTTTCTAATTTAAATTCTGCATCACTTTTCATAAATACAGAGTCATTCAATTTTATTTTTGCCATTTTATTTAAATTTTATAATAATAAACAATCAGTATTGCTACTATAGCAACACATGCTACCCCAAATGAAATTTTAAAGGGTAGCATTTTCTTTTCCAATTCAATTGCTTCTTCTATAAGAACAATCTGATACTCTATATCAGCTCTTCTTTGTTTATATACTTCAGAAGAAGCTGCAGTAAAATGCAACATATAAAGCTCATGTTGTAAATCTTTTAGTTTTCTTTGTAGTTTTTTCATAGTTTTTATTTAAAATAAAAAAGGAGCCTTGTGGTTATTCAAGCTCCAGCCAACCTTTTTAGTAGGATTTGTTAATAGGTGAGTTAAGCCTATTTAGATTTCAAAAGCATAGCTTTATGAGCTAGTTTTGCTATTTTTAACTCATCTCTTTCAGACTGAGTTTTAGCAAATACAGATCTATCAATGTTTACTTTACTTGAGTTAATCAAGGTTTGTAATTCATTTTTTAGCTCTGAACTAGCACCAGAAGCAGTTGCTTTAGGAACAATCTTTACAATTACTCTTTGTGCAAAATTTATCTTCATGATATTTGTTACTTGGATACTGTATCCATAGTGGGTGTGGTAGTTTTACTGTATGCATCACATTGCACACTTGATTTACATGCACTAAACATGTAACCTATTGCTAATCCTAATATAATAACAATAGCAATTTTAAAGTATTCTTTTTTATCCATATTCAAAATTAATACAAATTATCAAATGATGGATAATCATCTACTAAAGACAGTTTTAGACCATCTCTAATGTCTGTTAATTCTTCTTCAGTACTGTTTTCCAACTTAACTAATTCTAATTCTGTTGGTTCTTCTTGATTAATAGACACATAAAGGTCTTTAATTTCTTGGATTAGCATTTGTGCAATCATAACTTTTGATTTTTTGGGTTTAATTTTTTAGTTTTGGGTTAATAAAAACAATCATCTGTACTTTTCCTTGAAGTAATATTATTTTTATCTCTAAGTTTCACCTGGTATATATTAATTCTAAGACTAATATTTCAGAAACGTAAGTGAGTAATAATTATAATATATTTACAGTAACATAAACACTAGGAATGTGTTATAACTCTTAATAGTGACTACTTACTATATAAATACACTAGAGTAGGTGTGTGTAAAATTGTTATTTGTACTTGTAAATCAGATGATTGTAGTGTTAATATTTTTGTTTGTCAGCACCCGGTTAAAGGAAGGGTGCCGATACTTTATTTTTAATACTCTGTACTTGCATTTTCTAATGCATTCAAGTCATTTTCATTTTTTCTGTCTTCATAACACTGTTGACATTCATGAACTTCATCACAAGTACAAGTTAATTCTGGGTTGATTGCATATAGTCTTGCCATATCAGCAAACTCAGATGCAATTTCACCATGTACCTCAAACTTAGGTTTAGATACAGGTGCAGATTTAGCTCTTACAGCTTTAATAAGCATTTTAAGAGAATTCCGGAGATGTTGAATGTCCATAGTATCAACATCAATCTTTTGACCATTCTTCATAGTCCAGTAAACAGTTTCCATAAGTGTAGTTTTTAATTTCTATTAAGATAACTTTGAGAGTAAACTAACAGCATTACTAATACTGTTATAGCTAAGACCTCCATTATTTCATATATTTTTTATATGTGTAATAATTAAGATATAAGCCGGCACCATTTACTACTATAAAGAATAATCCCCAAAAGGGTTTACCTACTATAATATCAACAATACCTAACAATATAAATATCAATTGTATAATTACTGAAATACGCATTATTTTACTCATTACGGTCTAATTTAATTACTTTATACATATAAATTAAAAAAGCTATGAAAATTATAGCTAAAGATACATCTTCCATATTACTTAGTTTTATAGTGTAAATAAGAGCTCATAGATAGTGTACCAATCATACACCACAAGCTAAAGCCAATGATAAATGCTATTAATGTTTTGTTGTCTGATACAGCATACATAGATACTGCACAAGTTCCTGCTAATAGCAATGACAGGAAGCTCAGACCAAGGTAAAAGGTTTCTTTTTTCATAGCTTAGTATCATTTTTATTACCAACAATAACACATAAAATAAAAGAGATAAAAGAAATTACTAATGCTATAGTAGCATACTTCATCACCTCTTCATCTCTTGATTCACACATAATTGCCAACATAGGCACTATGCATCCAAATATTGATCCCAGGAACCATATTTCCCAGGTGTGTTGTGACATATTCTTCATAATCAGAATTTTTTTAATCAGTTTTATTGTACTTCAGATAATATTACCGGATCATCTAATGTATCATCATATTTAAATACTCCAGTTTCAAGATACTGGATAATCTCAGATTTGTAAGCATACTCAATACTTTCTGAAGGTATAGAGTATATAGTTCTTCCATCAACATCTGATGATGGTATTATAAAACCTGTGTGTAGTTTTATAATGAATAAAAACTTTGCAAATAGCATATTATTAGTTTAAAGATTACTAATTAAATTAATACACCACAGTTGTAACAGTAACACACCAGGAGTAGCCAGCTGGACTCTTTACCTGTCAATGTTATCATTACAACTGTCTAACCTAAGTTAGAATGATGTATTAATAATCCCTCTGCACTCAGTTGTAGTCCTTGTTTTTGTTAGTAGGGCACACCCATACTACAACTGCTCACCCTTGGGAAGTGAGTTATGGTGCATTAATACCTATTAGTATATTAATAGGATTACAAGGCTTTGCTCAGACTGCTTGTTATAGTGTTCACCACAAGGGTTTATTGCGTGATGTATCTCTAATATACTATTTAGCTTACCAAGCTTGAGACTTTTGTTCATTAGTTGGTTATTCTAATGATTTATACCTTTGTATACAAGGTATAAAAATTTGGTACTCTCACAAGGTTGCAACCCTTGAATTTGATAGCCTCTACATATTACTATGCTTCATATGCTACTATCTTGGTATAGTATCCACACGTTCAGCATAACTGATTGTGTTTACCTGCTTGGATGAGAGTATATATTATGACCGGAAATTACTGTAATCCCGGAAGCTTTTATTGTGTTCCTATATATAGTAGTAATATAGATAGTAATATACTAAGGGTTTAACTAAGACTGTAGTTTATAGCCATATATCCTTATATTTATTAGGTGTTGTAATAGATTTTACTTGTTATTATAATGGTTAAGATATGATAGAGGGTTAATACTTACCCATTTTCTCACTCCTATGCATTACACAGTAGCCTTGCTATTGCTACAAAAAATGCCATTGCTCCACCGGTGGGAGACAACTAAGTATAATGTATTCTTCTGCTACCTTAGCAGTAAAACATACTACATAATTATTCTTAATGAAGCCATAGAAGGTTTGTTATGATAATTATTGTAGAGATTTACATTACTATTAGACTGTTAAGACCGTAATGTTATATCTTAATGAAGCTATACTAACTACTATATCTTCAATAGCTAATTAATCACATAGCAATAAGTAATAAAAAAGTAGCATAAATAACAAAAACCCTTGTATTTCTACAAGGGTTTAAGTCTACCTACTACAACTCGGCATTAATACCTGCTGTAAGCTTAGCATACAAAGCTTCAAACTCTGCATCACTACCTGCTTTAGTACGGTTACCTGCAATAAGAGCAGTGTTGCAATACAACAAGTTTTCAGCACCCGCAGTCCAAATAACCTTGGTCAAGTAAGATTTTCCAATCTTACAATCTTCAAGTTTATTCAACTCTGTTGGGTAAAACATTGCTGTTACGTCTTCTGCAACAGTACCTTCCTTATCCACAACAGTAATTGTGTTCAGGTAGTAAGGCTTATTACCTTCAATTTTGGACTCTAATAGTTTAGAACCAATGCTTTCCAACTTACCTGTAACTCTTGCTACAAGTTGAATTTTACCCGTGTTAGGGTTTTCTTCTGCTTTCCAATCTAAATTTAACATAATTAAAAAATTTAAAAATTAAACAATAAACTACTTTTCATTCAGTACATTTATGGTAAATGAAAACTTGCATAGCAAGTTCAACCTACTCAACACTATACTTCATTACTTTTCACTCAGTACATTTATGTTAATGCAAGCGAAGCTCAACCTGTGGTAAAAAAAAGGGGAATTAAATCCCCTTATTTTTTATCAGCTCAACAGCATAATTAACAATGCAACTCTTAACAACTTCTTTATCTAAGACAAATTGTTTAGATACAGTATCAATAGTTCCGTCATCTCCTATACAAGAGAAAGTAAACTTGTAAGTATTAGCAACACCACTATTTAAAGTAAGTATACAAATACCTGAGATACTATAGGAATGAGTTGCTAAGATTGTTTGTGTGTCTCTTGTAGAGTTAAAGGTTACACAATTGTTGCTTAATCCTAAGTTAGAGTAATCAACTTCAAAGATTTCTATTTTCATAATATATAGTTTTAATTAATAATAGTTTATTTATGTTATACAACCTGTGGTAAAAAAAAGAGGATATTAATCCTCTTTAAGTTACCCTAATTCATTTATTTTATCTAATGTAGTAACTATTATTTTAGTTACATACATAGCATCACAAATGAGTTTATCATCTCCATAAAGACGATGATCTTTAATTTCTATCTTATGGTAGATATTAGGAAAACCTCCGATAGTTACAATAAATACTGACATAATATATAGTTTAAATAATTACAATTTAAAAAGGGGAATTAAATCCCCTATTATCAATCAACACTAAAGCCTTCAAAGAATGTTCCTTTACCTTCTATAGTTACTAATCTACCTACAATACTACCTCTTTCCCCAATTTGGTTAAAGAATTTTGTATGCATATAGATAAGTTTTTTTGCAGGTTCAGCATCAACTTCTACTATATCCCCATAAACACTCTTAGCTTTAGTATTCTCAATACTTAATTCAACTAATTGAATTTGATCTAACTCTGATTCCATAATATATAGTTTTAAATTTTACTTAGTTTATTTATGCTTATCAACCTATGCTTTAAAAATAAGAGAGAGTCTATAGAACTCTCTCTTTTGTGGATGCTAATCCTGTTGTGGTATTACGGTCCAAAGCAATAAGGAACCAACCAATTGTGGTTTACATCATAACTATGAATGATAACATCATTTGTTCAGTTCAATCATTACACAGTTAAGAAAGAAAGCCCTCAGTTACTACATACACTAAACTTTAAATGTGGGATATATTAGCTGTGTACACCACTTATCATATTGAGCTTTCTTTTCATTAAGTATATTTATGCTAGTCAGCCTATGTATAAAAAAAGAACAAGGGTTTTTATTCCCCTTGTTCTTCTTTCTTTCTACACACATTGAATATTATATGTGTAGCAGTGGTATGTACTTGGTATTTCTTTAAAATACCTTTAGTTAACCACTGATTTAATCTTACTTGCATCTTTATTAGCTCTGCTGAATCAGATGCAAGAATTGTAAATAAGTCAATTCTATACATAGCATAAGTTTTCATTAAGTATATCTATGCTATACAACCAATTATAAAAAAATAACTCCTATTAATAATAGGAGTTGGTAGCTTCGCATCAGCAATTGTTATGGTAGAGCTATTCATAACTGCAGGACACAACAACATTATGTGTCATCAGTATCAGAATATTTATGTAAAACAACCTCTGTAGAATTTTAAAACATAAATTATTACTATAATATCAGTAATGTTGTTTTAAAAGTGTGGGGGGTACCACCTTGGCTAGAATAGCCGGGGGGTTTTTTATTAAGGAGTCACCACCTTCCAATGCATAAACTACTTTCCAATACCAAAAAAATTTATATGGAAAAAAATTTTGTTATTAAAAGAGTTGTATATTTGTGATGTTAATTTCTGTTCATTTCTGTCAAGAAGCCCTGGATCTATGTCCGGGGTTTTTTTATTATATTTGTATTCTCCCCCTGTGTTAAGTAAACATAGGATCAGATCCAGGGAAGCATACCGTAAGCTCTGCTCACTTTTCTTGGACTTCTTGTTACCGGGAAAGCATGATATCTATAAGTGTATAACTGGTAACACCCCCAGATAAGTTTCTCTGATCAAGAATTACTGTCTGGGTTTTTTTATATCTTTGTACTACAGTACCTGAGACTGTTCTGCTACAGCTCCGTAGACACTGTTCTGCTACAGCCCCATCTCTGGTCTTTTTCTGTGTAAAGGAAAGCTGAAAGGTATAACTTATGACAAATCCCCATGTAAGAATATTGACGAATATAAACTGCATGGGTTTTTTTATATCTTTACAATATGAAAGTATTCTTTGATCATATCCAAGGCTTTGGCAAAGTAAGTGACTTGGAGATAATTGTTAATTGTGCTTATGGTATTCTTGACTCTGATGAATCTTCTATAGATGCATTACTACAAGGATGGATACCATGGGAGGGTAGATGGTATAATGAGAGGAGTACCCGGATAAATTTAGATAAGTATAAACCTAGTAGAACTACCAATAAGTTATCTAAAAAGATTATAGTTGAAGGTGGTAATCTTGAAGCTAACCTAGAAGCTTATGAATTGCTACATGAAAAGTATTGTAACTATCATGGTTTTAAGAGAGACATAAAGCTAGAGTCTTTTAAAGATTGTCAGGTTATAGAATATTGGACAGATGTTCTAGTTGGTATTAGTTTTTATAAACAGTTTGAAACACAGTTTGTGGCATATCAGTTTATATGGGATTATGAAGATCCAAAACTTTCTTTAGGTACTATAGCTCAGATGATAGAATGTGAAACAGCTAAGTTATTAAATTGTGAGTATGTGTATCTATTAGGGGGATATGAGAAGTGTTGTGAGTATAAGAGTAACTACCCCGGGTTTGAATTCTGGACAGGTAAAGAATGGTCTACTGATATAGAGTTGTATAAGAGTTTGGTTGCAAGAGATGAAACTATAAATATTACTGGTTATGGTATATGAGCCACATAATAGAATAGAAGTTGAAACTCCCAAAGGATCCGGTATTATTTGGTTAGTTACTGAGTATGGCCATGAGACAGATACTATGTATACTGTTATTATAAATGCTACTGGTGAATTCTGGCAGTTTACTCACAAGGATATAAAAGCAAAAAATAATATTACATTTGGTAGAAATGTAAAATAATAATTATATTTGTCTACCAACAAACATGAGAGTAACAAAATTCCAAAATTTATTGTCCTATGACTCAGCAACAAAAAATGTTGTGGGAAAAGCTGACTGATATAGTTAGACAAAAAGGTATGGATAATATCCATGCTAGGAAACTCTATGATGAAATATGTAAATTAATTGATATGGATAGTAAAACAATGATTAGTATCTCAAGTACTTCAGATGGTATTGAGGTAAGAGTAGGTGAAGAAGCTTATGGTAATTTAGCTTTAGTAGGGTTGTTAGAAAAGATTAAGTTGAGTCTTTTAGATGAAGCTCTTCCTAGTGAAGTTAAAAAAGTTGAAACCACTAAAACTAAGTATGATGCCTAAGTATACTAAGAAGCCAGTTACTATTGAGGCTGTTCAATGGACTGGAAAAAATAGAACTGAGATTTTAAATTTTTGTACTGATGGATATGTTAGTTACTCTAACTCTAAATTAGAACCTGAGTTAAAGATACAGACTTTGGAAGGATTAATGACTGCTACTGTAGGAGATTATATTATTAAAGGAATCAAGGGTGAGTTCTACCCATGCAAAGAAGATATATTTTTAGAAACATATAATAAAGTAGTATGAGTGAAGAAAAACCAGTGTACAATGTAGCTCCAGAAATTGTTGAGCATAAGATTATTCCTTTTGGACATCAGTTAGTAGAATTAGATCCTGATAACTTAGATGACTCTGAGGTAACTAAAGTAAAGTTATTGACAGCTGAGATGGCTGAAATTTTAAAGAAAAACTATGAGGCAGAAAGAGGGCCTTTAAAAAGTTTGTTATTTGATCATGCACTAGGAGAACTAGTTAATGCTCAGATGGCAGTAGTAAAAGTAATCACATTAAAAAACAACTAATGGTACCGTTTAAAAAATTAAGAGGAAGAACAATTTTATTGAGTGTTCCTGAAAGAAAGAAATCAGTTATTGAGTTAAGCTCAAAGGATGAAGAAGCATTAATGGCTGAAGCTGTAAAGATGTGGAATAAACTTACTGTGTATGCAGTAGGTGATAAAGTAGAAGAAGTATCTGTTGGAGATCAAGTATATGTCCGTACTGCTGCACTTAACTTAGAAGTAGTAGAGCGTATTGATATTGATGGTCAGACTAAGTTAGTTCTTAATGAAGGAGATGTAATTATTATTTGGTAAGCTTTGGAAGATAAAGTATTTGGTAAGGATACAAGTATTGTTAAAAGCACTTGTCCTACTGCAAAAGAATTACATGTTTTAAGACCAAAACATTATGGAGGTGCTGACAATTTCTATGAAGTATTTAAAGTATTAGAAGCTTGGGGTTTAGATAAAGACTTTTATCTTGGTAATGTTATCAAATATGTTGCTAGGGCAGGAAAGAAAAATATTTCAACTACTAAAGAGGATTTACAAAAAGCTTTAGTATATTTACAAAAAAGAATTGATACACTATGATACATTTTATAGCTGCTTTTATAGGAACTATTATAATTGGATTTAGTTTTTTATTGCATAATGCATTGACTAAACCTATATATAATAAGATGTCTAATGTATGGGAAGATGATCCTGTAGGTAGACACTATGCTAACTTATTACTTTGTGTTATGTTAGCTGTAGCTTTTTATTTAGGCACTTTATTATAGTACCCTGTTTCTCTCCATATATAAGATCCTCAGTTTTTTTAGCTGAGGATTTTTTTTATTCAAATATTTTTTGTATATTATATTATAATATGTTTATTAAAACAAAAAAATCATGGATATTCTAAATTTTATTTCCTGGATTAAAGGAAAAAGACAAGTCAATTCAGTTGACCCTGCTAGAACATTATTACCTGTTGCTCTTAAAGACGGTAGAAGAGATGATGACTACTTAACTGGTGCTATCACAGTACAAGATTTTACAACTCAAGTAGCTTCAGTAATACCATCAGGTGCTCAAGGACCTGCGGGACCTCAAGGAGTTCCAGGGCCTGTAGGACCAGCTGGACTAAACTGGCAAGGTACCTGGTCTGCTGCTAGTGTATATGCAGTTGATGACGCAGTTGGATATGCAGGAGCATCTTGGTTTTGTATTGACCCAGTAGGACCATCTGTTACTCCTCCAAATGCAGATCCAACTAACTGGGCTTTATTAGCTTCACAGGGTGCTATTGGACCACAAGGACCACAAGGTATTCAAGGTCCAGCAGGACCATCAGGATCAGGTGTACCTGGAACACTTAATGGTCAAACTACTTATTGGAACTCATCAACTTCTCAATGGACACCTAATAGTGGTCTAAGAGCTAATGGCTCAGCTACTTCAGCTTCAAGAGTAGCTATTGGTGGAGCAAATTTTGGTTTTTATTCTTTGGATGTTCTTACAAATGGTGGTGGTATTAATATAGGTCAAACTAATATAGGATTTGGTATTGGTAATAATTTTCAAACTAATACAGCAACTTTACAATGGGGGCTTAATCCACCAGTTCCAGGAAATCCTATAATGGATAACTCATTTTATTTTACACAAAACTTAGATCATGCAATAAAATTTGCAACAGGATTTAGTGTAAGTGGTGGAGACAGACTTATTATTCAAGGTGACGGTCAAGTAACTGTAGGTCCTACTTTTGCAGCTAATGTAGATGCAGCATTTATTGTTAACAGAACAGGGTTTGAAGGTATTGAAATTGAACAACCAGGAAAAGGTATAATTGTTGCATCACCTGATGGAACAAGATATAAAATTCATGTAGCAAATGGTGGATCATTACAAGTAACACCTGTTTAAAAATAAATAGAGATGAATATAATTAACTGGATATACTTAAAGAAACAGCAACTTATTAGAACAGAAGCTAATAATGCTGACACAGACTTAATAGTATTAGGTGCTGAGGTACCATTTACTACAAGAGATGATGGTTATCAAGATTATGCTATGACTCTTAAAGATGCTGTACAATCAGGTTGTAAAGGTAATACTAAGCATTACGAGTTGAATAGAGCACTTACTGATACTGTAACAGTAAATACTGTAAAAGGTATTATTGATATTACTGGTTTGGGATCAAGTGCACCACTTACTCCAACTCCTGCTTTTGCTAGCACTGTATCTTTTAAAATTAATAATCCAGATTTAGATCTTACTGTAGCTAACAGAGATAATATATATGTACAATACTCATTATATTATAAAAATGTTGCAACTGATAATACTGTTCCATATTTAATTTCTACAGGGGTTGCTAACGGATTAGAGTTTAATCTTTATAATGCTAACCCTACATTAGCTGGTGCTAATAACTGGGATGGAGCATTGTATGTATACTATGAACTATACACACTTAATTAATAAGCATAATGGATATCTTAAATTTTATAAGCTGGATAGCAAGCAAAAGACGGATAGTTAAGACACTTAATGATAGTGACTTAATTCCTGTTGGTGTTAGAAATGAAACAAGAGATGATAAATATACTACTGTAGCTATTTCCTATAATAATCTTGCTACTCAAATTGGTGGAGCCGGTGGCGGAAGTCATTATATAGGAGAACTTGTAGGAGGAGGTATAGTAGTTGCTCTTTGGAAAGATGGTTCTACTGAAAAAGCTCTGGTAGCAAGTTTAACAAACTTATCTACTGGAATACAATGGACTTTACCAGCATTTCAATCTACATTTATAGGTTCCGGAGCTCAAAGTTTTAGTGATGGTTTAGGTAATACAAATGCTATTATAGTCCAAACTACTGTTCCAGCAGCAAATACATATGCGGCAGGTTTAGCAAGACTTCATTCTGCCGGTGGATATAATGATTGGTATTTACCTTCAAACTGGGAATTAAACATGTGTTATAATTCAGCAGCTATAGTTAATAAAGTTTTAGGTACAGATAGCTTTACAGGTAATGCCTCCTATTGGAGTAGTACGGAGGACGGTCCCAACTACGCGTGGAACTTCTACTTCTACTATGGGCGTGCCAACAGCGTCAATAAGAGCAGCACTAATTATGTGCGTGCTGTAAGAACACATACTTTTTAATAAATAAAAAATAAATATTATGTCAATAGGAAATTTAAAAGACTCCGGAAACCAAGGTAATAATTTCCCTTGGCAGTTAAAAATGTTACAAGGACTTCAGGCAATTCATGATGAAGTATCTCAACCATTAACTTGTGCAGAAGATTCAGTATCTATTTGTGCAGGTGGTGATTTATTAACTAGTACAACTATTGGTGCAGATAAGGGATTAGATGTAAATATTATTGGTGGTGTAACCTTAGAAGTTAACCTTGATGCCACTAATGATCAAGTAGGTATTTATGGTTATATAAATGGTGCATCTGGTTCTCCAGTTCCTTTGAATGTAAATGCTTCTGGTCAAGTTGCTATTAATGATGGTGGTAACTCTATTACTGTAGATGGTACAGTATCTATAGCAGCTGCTCAGTTTACAAAAACAGTAACTCCTAATTTAATTGTTACAGCAGGTACTACAGGAGTTATAAGTGATGTAGTATATTCTATTTCTTTTGCTAGTAATGGAAATGGTCCTGCTACGATTTCTGTAGATGGTGGTCTAACTCCTCAATTAATACCAGCAGGAACTACTATTAATTTAGATGCTGGAGGTTTAAACTGGTCTTATGCAGCTAATAAATTTACATGGGATACTACAGCAGTAGGAGCTTCTTTAATAATCACTTATAACTCATAATGAGTACTCATATAGATATAGATAATTATTCTTTAAACCCATCAGGTTATACTAGAGGATTATTTGCTCAAACAGCAAACAGTGCTATAATCACTAATACTAATGTAGAACTTAGTCTTATTAATGGTGGTGTAGGTGCATTAACTGTACCAGCTAACGGATTTAAAGTAGGAGATAGTTTTAGAGCTGTTTTTGGTGGTGTAATGAATGCTAACAATAATCAAAATATTACAATCAGAGTTAAAGCAGGATCTGTTGTTCTTTTAAATAGTAATCTACAGAATCTAGGCAGCAGTGTTATAAATGATGTGTGGTCTTTAAATGTTGATTTTACAATTAGACAAATTGGGATTGCTGGTGTAGCATCTATTGTAGCATTAGGTTCATTTCATTATACAAAAACTAACAATGCTTCTGTTCAAGGATTTGGATTCAATACAGTAAATAGCACAACATTTAATACAACAATTCCTAACACATTAGATGTAACAGCTCAATGGCAAACTGCTTCTACAGGAAACAATATTTACAGTGACATATTTATCTTAAATAAAACATACTAATGAGTACTTTTATTTTTTTAAGTATTGGTGGAGGTTCAGGAACTAATATTCCTGTTGTTGCTGATTATAATGCTTTAATAGCAGCATATCCTCCTCCTAATACAACTCACTTAGGTCAATTTGTATTTGTAGAAAATGCACAAGGAACTTGGTGGATACCAGGTCCTGTTTTGGGAACTTATTATCCAGCAGGTTTATACTATTGTAATGGTGCAACTTGGAAAACTGCAGATGTTCCTTATCAAGCTACTCAAGTAGAAGTAGATGCCGGAACTGTAACAGATAAATTTGTAAGTCCTGAAACATTAGAAGGTAAACCACTTGCTATAACTAGAACAGGTAATTCTATTGCGTTTGATAAAGTTTCTATTTACAATGAAACAACCCCGGCAACTGGTAATTTAACAGATGATTTAACTACTGCCAGAATAGGTATAGTTCAAAAAATTTATCATAATGATACTGTTGCTCCTGTACCTCCTATAGGTTGGGTTAAACTAGGTACTGGAAGTTATACACCTTCTACACTTAATATCATATTTGCTGAATGGGTATCAGGAACAAGAGTTGAATATTGGATTGTAAAAGGAAGTTAATATGAGCAAGTATTATAGACATCTTATTGAAGCTGGTTTATTACTTGACATCTATCCAAATGCAGCTGTTGCTTATTCTTTACGTAAGTTAAGAAGTGGTTATAAACAATCTTATAATTTGTGGAGTTATTCAGAAGAATTACAACAGTCAGTTTGGGCTAAAACCAATCTAACAGTCACAACAGATACACTAGTTGCACCAGATGGAAACACAACAGGTGATATACTTTATGAAACTGTAACAAGTGGAACTCACGTAATGGGAAGAACATTAGCAGTAACAGCTGGAAGTGAATATACGGTATCGTTTTGGGTTCAACCACAGGGTAGGACATTTATAAGAGTAAATGCTGCTGTTAATTTGTCTTGGGACGGTACTACAACCCCATCTGCTTGGATAGATTTATCAACAGGAACAATTATTTCACAAAGTGCTGGATACGGAGGTACATTTCAAATTACAACAGCACCAAACGGTTGGTTCTTAATAAACTATACTGTTAGAGCTGTAAATAATGCAACATCTCAAACAATAGAATTAAACTTATCAACTAATGGTTCACAAATTGCTTATGTTGGAAATCCAACATTAGGTGTTGCAGTTTGGGGTTTGCAAGTAACTCAAAGTACAACAGTTCTACCTTATGAAAAAACTGTTGTGGCCCCAAGTAACGGTAATGCTATTAGAGTAAGAAGAACTTCGGATAATACTGATCAGGATTTTGGATTCGATAGTTCTGGCAACTTGGATGTTAATAGCATTGAAAACTTTGTTGGTTATAATTTATTTGCTTGGTCAGAAGAATTACAACAAACATATTGGAATAAAACAAGTGTTACACCTACACCAAATATTATAGTAGCTCCTGATGGAAATACTACTGGTGATATACTTTATGAAGACGCTGTGATAAATACACATTCAGTTCAAAGAACTTTGACAGTAATTGCTGGGAGAGAATATACTGTATCTTTTTGGGTTAAACCAGAAGGTAGAGATTTTATAAGTGTTAGAGCCAATAGTAATCTATCGACAAATAACATAAGTCAACCAGTTGCATTCTTTGATTTAACAACTGGTACTAAAATATCAGATAACGGATTATTTAGAGTTGTTCCTACAATAACACCAGCACCCAATGGATGGTTTTTTATTACTTATGGATTAATTGCTAATACAAATGCAACAACAACAGCTCTACAACTTAATTTGTCAACTGATGGTTCAACTGTTAACTATCTTGGCGATATAACAAAAGGTATAGGTGTTTGGGGAATACAAATAACACAATCTTCAACACTAAGACCGTATAGAAAAACTTTAGCAGTTGCTGAAGGTCAAGGTTTTATTACAACTTGGTATGACCAAAGTGGAAATGGAAACAATGCAACACAATTAACACCTAGTAGTCAAGCTCAAATTGTCATAAATGGAAATATTATTATTGACACTACAACACTTAAACCAACAACAACTTGGACGGCTGATTCATATGGATTAATAAATGGGGTTAACCCTAATACAAGGTATTTATCTGTAAGTGTTAATACAAGATTGACAATTAATGACGAAATATTACATTTAGGAACTACTAACAATCCAGGTACTGTTAATGGACAACAAAGTTTACGATGGAGAGGTGGTGATGGGTTGATTCAAAGCTTTAGACACAATCAATCATCACACGGACTAATAACAACAAATGGTAGTTATATAATAATGTCCGAAAAAGATTCAACTAATTTAAAATCTGTATATATTAATGGTTTTGTAAATAGTTCTGGAACAGAAGTACCAGCAAATGGAACATTTATGAATCAATTTGGTCGAAGTTCAGCTGTAGCAGCTACAACAGCTCAATATCAAGAGTTTATATATTGGGATTCTGAACAATCTGCTAATAGAGCAAATATTGAAACACTAATTAATAACTATTATGCAATCTATTAAAGGATATAAATTCAACACAGTTGAAGAAGCTAATTTAGCAATGCAACAATTAAATCAGTATTATGGTTTGCCAGTAGAAAATGGAATATCTATTTTTGATGAAAGGTCTTATTTTCAGGTAGGAGATGCTTATTGTTTAACTGAAGATGAAATGTTAATACCAGTATTAGGGGAACCAATTGAAATAACTATTTTAGATTTTTGATAATTAAAAAATTTTTAGTATATTATAGTATATATATTTATAACTTTTAATCATGGATACACAAACACTAACTGTAGGACTTTTTATAACAAGTATTGTTTTTGCTATATTTGGGTACTTTTTAAAAATGATTCACGGAGATGTCAGAAAAAATACTGAAGAGCAAGGAAGACTGAAAGGTAAAATTGAACTAGTACAACAAGAGACACAGATAAAATATCAAGCCTTACAAGAACTTACTCAACTTGAGATAAAGAATCTAGCTAAGAATGTAGGTGAATTATCAGATGCAGTTAAGATGTTTGTATTAAATAAAGAAAAATGAAAGAGTTAAAAAGAAGATGGAGTGGTAAAACTCCAAAGTTTTGGAAGCAAGTAAGAAACATTGCAATTACTTTAGGTGCCGTAGCAGGAGTAATTCTAACAGCTCCAATATCATTACCAGCAGCAGTAATTACAGCAGCAGGTTATTTAGCTACAGCAGGAACAGTAGCAGCAACATTATCACAATTAACAGTTGATGACTCTAAAGTAGAGGAGGATTTGACAAATAACTGAACTATGAGTAAAAAACCAAAAAAACCAGTAAGTATTGATGCTGAAGTAAAAGTAGGAGAAACTACAGTAAGCATTGATAAGACTCCAGAAACTTTGGATGTTGTAATAGACACAAAAAAAGTTGATGTAGAAGTCCACACGGATGCAGACAATAAATCTGTTACAGTAGATACTAAGAACTTAGATATTACTGTAAAGAAAACTGCAGAAGGAACTACTGTTAATGTAGATGCTAAATCTAAAGTCCTTAAGAAAACAGGATTATGGGTAGCACACATGATCAGCAAAAAATTAAACAAGAAACCTAAGAAATGAGTTACAACTATTTAACCCAAGAAACAGCTCCTAAAATATTAGTAGAAGCTGTTAAACTTATTGGTACTAAAGAAATAGTAGGTAAAGCACATAATCCTGTAATACTCAATTGGGCCAAAGAACTTAGTCTAAGTACTATTTATACTAATGATGAAATTCCTTGGTGTGGTTTATTCATTGCTTACTGTGCACACAAAGCAGGAGTACAAGTAGTTGAAAGACCTTTATGGGCTCTTAACTGGAATAAGTACGGAACTAAAGTGACTGAACCTATGTTAGGTGATATACTTACTTTTAAAAGAAATGGTGGTGGACATGTTGGAATATATGTTGGTGAAGACAAAACTCATTATCATGTTCTTGGTGGGAACCAAAATAACCAGGTAAATGTTATGAGAATTGCTAAGTCTAGATTAACACAAGCAAGAAGAACAGCTTGGAAAGTAGCACAACCAGCAAGTGTTAGAAAAATACATCTTGAAGCCAAAGGAACTATAAGCACAAATGAAGCATGATGAAGTCTAGAAACAATTGGAAAAACTGGAAGAAAAACTTAAAGCAATTTAGATTAAGTTTAAGAGTATCTTCTCTTGATGTATTTACTCTAGAGATAGATGTACCAAGAACATTTTATATGATAACAATATTAAACTTTACACTTAAAAATAGATAATCATGATAGATAGTAAAAATCAAATGATCAGATCAATGAGAAGTTATGCTGAAGGTGGCAGTACAGAAGATAGCTGTATGGAAGAATACACATCAGCTGATGGTAAAAAAAGAAGAAGAAGAAAAAGTGGATGTGGTAAAACAACTAAGTTTAGATCATCTTCTAGAAGTGGTGGAGGAGGCGGTGGAGCACTAGGTGCTATTCTAGGAGCTGGTGCTGCAGTAGCTGGAGGCCTAGGTATTAAAAAAATGCTAGATAAAAATAAAAAAGGTGGTTCTGTAAAAACTCTACTTAAAAAACAAGATGGTGGTGTATCTCCTGCAGACTCTACAAAAAGAAAAAAAGCTTATGATCAAAGCATCATAATGAAAGACATGGATGTTAGAAGAAATCAGCAAATAAAGGATAATACAAAAAGAAATTCTGACCTATATAAGCAAGCAATAACTAATAGAGCTAACACAGATGCTTTTAATAAAATAGTTCCTAATCCACTAGATAAAAATAAAAAAGGCGGTATTGTTAAAGCCAAAACAAAAACAATGATTAAGAAAAAATAATAATTACATACAACTTATAGAGATCCAGGTATATAGTATGCCTGGATTTTTTATTTAAACTATTTTTATTTAAACTTTTTTTGTAGTTTTGTATAAACATAAAATATATAACCAATGGAAAACCAACAAGAACAAATGGAGAATTTAACTCCAGAACAACTAGCTGCAAGAAAAGAAGAAATGAAACAATTTTTTGAAGAAGCTATTCCTTTTTTAGAAGCACAACATAAGTATGAAAAGTTAGTTGCTGAAATTTCTGAATTTAAGTTTAAAAGATTACATTTTGATACACAAGCTATGTCTCTAATGTATCAAATGCAAAATGGTCCAGAATCTGAACAAGAACAGGAATCAGAAAAAACTGAAGAAAGTAAAAGAAAACTTAAAAAAGGGTAATAATGGCTCTTGTAAATCAAGTACAAAAGCGTGTTAGAATGCCTAAATGGAATATAGTTAAATTTCAGATACTCACTCATTGTTATATTAATAACATTTCAATGAGTGAGTCTGATCTTAATTGTTTGACATTACTTAGTTTTAATGAACCTATTGAGCTTACTCATTTTTGTTATGATGCATCTACAGATGAAGACTGGATATTTAAGTCACCACAAACTGTAAGAAACTGTATTAATAAAGCTGAGAAAAATGGATTAGTAATTAAAGATGATAGTAATAAAAAACTAATAAAACTAAATCCTGTTTTAAAAATTCAAACACAAGGTAATATACTATTGGATTATAAATTTTTTGGACAAGATGATACCAAAGAAGACATCTGATTTATATCAACAATTATCTGAAGATTTAAACTTAGACAAAAACTTAGTTGAATCTTTTATAGACTTTTATTATACAGAGTTAAGAAAAACTATGAGTGATCTAAAACATCCTAGAATAAATGTAGAAGGGTTAGGTCATTTTCATGTTAAACCTCAGATAGTAAAAAAAGCTATAACTTCATATTCTAGACTTTTAGAAAATTATAGTTCTGAAACTTTTAATGGTTATCATAATAAGAAAAGAATTACTAATAAAGTAGAACTTTTAAAAAATATTTATGTAAAACTAGAAGAAGCTAAAGAACAAAAAGAATTATTTAAACAAAAAAAATATGGGAAAACTGACACAACTCTGGAAGAATAAATCTCAAATACTAGAAGGTATTATAAATACTGTAATTAGAGATGAGTATGTAGAAGAAGTAGCAGCTATTAGAAATAGTATATGTGATGATTGTGAATTAAAAGGAAATAAATGTATGGTACCAGGAACAGGTCCTTGCTGTAATGATTGTGGTTGTTCACTTAAACTTAAAACCAGATCTTTGTCTTCTTTTTGCCCACATCCAGATGGTTCTAAATGGGAAGCAATACTTACAGAAGAAGAAGAAGATGAATTAGATAACCTTAAAAATTAATATTATGTCAAGAACACCAATTGATGCACTACATGCAATAAATATGATGAGACAACAACAAATGCAAGGTGTAGTTGTAAATGATCCAACTCAAGTAATTAATACTATTCCAAGTAGTGGTATTTTTAGTCAAATTAACACTGATACTCATATAGATCCTTTTACTTCACTTGCTTTACTTGAGCAAAGAATGACTAAGTTAGAGTTTGATAATAAGTGTTTAAGATTAAAAATACTAGGTATGGAGGGTAAGTTTACACAAGAAGAAGTAGCTAACATCCGTAAGATGTTAATGGCTGAAGATGACTCATCAAGAACATTAGCAGAATCAATAATTGAAAATGCATAATTATGAGCATAATATTTAACGCATCTGATCACAGCTATAGAAGTATAGAAGATACAGGTATTGAATGGATAAGTGTAACCACACTTGTATCTCATTTTAAAAAACATTTTGATGCTAAAAAAATAGCAGCAAAAGTAAGTAAGAATAAGAAATCTAAATGGTATGGTATTGATCCAATTACTATACAAGAGATTTGGACTAATGAAGCTAAGAGAGCTACAGACTTAGGTACTTACTATCATAATGAAAGAGAAGCAGATTTATGTGCTCTATCTTCTATGGAAAGAGATGGTGTAACTATACCGGTATTTCCTCCTGGAGAAACTACTGTAAATGGAATTAAGTTTGCTCCTAGTCAAAAACTAGAACCAGGTATATATCCAGAACATATGGTTTATCTTAAGTCTGCAGGCATCTGTGGACAATCAGATTTAGTAGAAGTAGTTAATGGTAAAGTAAATATTATTGATTACAAAACTAATAAAGAGATAAAGAAAGAATCTTATGTTAACTGGGAAGGAGTGTCTGAAAAAATGGCTCATCCAGTAAATAACTTAGATGACTGTAACTTTTATCACTATGCTTTACAACTCAGTATTTATATGTATATTATATTAAAGCATAATCCTAAATTAAAACCAGGAAGCATTTATATTCATCATATAACATTTGAAGTAGACAGGGAAGATCAATGGGGTTATCCAATTGCAAAATTAGATAGTAATGGTGATCCTATAGTAAAAGAAGTAATACCTATGGCAATACCTTATTTAGTAGAGGAAGTACATGCTATTATTCATTACCTTCATGAGAACAAACAAAACATTAAAAAGAAATAAAGATGCTGATTAAACTATTTGATGTACAGAATAGAACAGTAGTTCCAACTGAACATTGTTATACACTTAAATCTCTAAAAGATTTAATGGATAACTATCCGGATGATTATCTAAAAATATACCAGTACTTGTTTTACATGACATGCCCTGATCCAGATATGAATCCTTTCTTTCATACACCACAGATAGAAAAAGAATTACTGATTATGAGAGAAATAGATGGAGAATTCTCAACAGAAGATGAGGATATATTTAATGCTCTTAAGTTCTGTGAAAAACTATATGAAACTCCAACATCCAGAGCCTATGGTGGTATGCAAAAAGCACTTGACAGAATATCTAATTACTTATCTACTGCACAAATTACAGATGGTAAAGATGGTAACATAGCTCAGATAAGAGCATTAGCAAAAGACTTTGATGGTATTAGACAATCATTTAAAGGTGTGTACAAAGATCTACAAGATGAACAGTCTAGTAAAGTACGCGGAGGCATTGGGCTTTCGTATGACTCTTAACTAATTATTAATCAAATACTTATGAACTATAAAAACATATATCAAAAGCTAATAACTAAAACAAAATTAGAAGATAGAAAAAAATCTGATACTGTTTACTATGAAGCTCATCATATAAAACCAAAATCTTTTGGGGGAGAAGGTGACTGTAGAAATATTAATCATCCTAATATTGTATTATTAACTCCAAAAGAACATTACATAGCTCATTTACTTCTTGTTAATATATATCCTAATTCTCCAGCAATGCATAAAGCACTATGGAATATGTGTAATGTAAAAAAAAATGTAAGATATAAACCTTCAGCTAAAACTTATTGTGCAATTAGAAAAGAATACATTAAAAATACTATAGGTTCTAATAATCATTTTTTTGGTAAAACTCATTCAGATGAAAGTAAGTTAAAAATTAGTATTAAAGCAAAAGGAAGACAGACTTTTTTAGGAAAAACTCATTCAAAAGAATCTAAGTTAAAAATTAAAGAGTCTAAATTAGGTAAAGCAATATCAGAAGAAACTAAAAATAAAATAAAATTTAGTATGTCGGGTGGTAATCATTATAATGCTAAAACAGTTATATGTACTAAATCAAACTTAACTTTTGGTTCAGGTAAAGAATTATCAGAACATTTAAATAAACCATTTAGTACTATTAGAGCTTACTTAAATGGTAGAAATAAAGTTCCTAATTGGTTTCATTATAAAAGAATTGAATCATGAGTGAAATCTATCAAGATATACCCTGTTGGGATAATGGTACTTGGACTACAGTATCATTTGATTCTAGAGAAGAATTTTCTAGATCTATAGAAGAAATATTTGCTGAACCAGGTAAGTATGAATTTGATGAAACTAGTTATTTATTTAATGAACAATCTACTTTATTTAGGGCTAACAATGTATATTGTTTAGCTCCCTTTAAATCTAAAGATTTTATTAATTACTGGGATGATCAAAAAAACAAATGTAGAAAAGGAGTCTTCTATATAAATGGTGATAAGAAATGGTTTATAACTAGAGACTATTACATGTGGTTAAACTTCTTACCTATCTTTGATAAAGAACAACAAAAGTTTGATTTTGCTAAAATAAGGGATGCTCAGTATCATATGGCTTTATATGAGCTACTTGCTGAACTAAATTACAAACATGTTGCTATCTTAAAGAAACGTCAGATAGCATCTTCTTATTTTCATATATCTAAGTTACTAAATCAACTTTGGTTTGAACCAGGAGTAACTCTAAAGATGGGAGCTAGCCTTAAAGATTATATTAATGAAAAAGGTTCTTGGAAGTTTTTATCGGAATATGCTGCATTCCTTAATGAACATACTGCATGGTACCGTCCAATGTCTCCAGACAAAGTCTTAATGTGGCAGCAGAAGATTGAAGTAAGAAAAGGAGACAGAAAAACAGAAGTGGGTTTAAAAGGTACCATGCAAGGTATGTCTTTTGAAAAAGATCCTACAAATGGTGTAGGGGGTCCAGTTAAATACTTCTTTCATGAAGAGGCTGGTATTGCTCCTAAGATGGATACTACATATGAGTACATGCGCCCAGCCATGAGATCAGGTTTAATTACTACAGGGATGTTTATTGCTGCAGGATCTGTGGGTGACTTATCTCAATGTGAGCCTTTAAGGAAAATGATACTTAAACCTAAAGATAGTGATGTCTATGCTGTTGAAACTAATTTAATAGATAATAAAGGTACTATAGGTTTATCAGGTTTATTTATTCCTGAGCAATGGTCTATGCCACCGCATATTGATACTTATGGTAATTCACTTGTAGAAGAAGCATTAGAAGCTTTAGATAGACAATTTGATATTTGGAAAAATGAATTAGATCCAGAAACTTACCAGTTAAGAATTTCTCAGCATCCAAGAAATATTGAAGAAGCATTTGCTAATAGAACAGTATCTAAATTTCCTACTCACTTACTTGCTGCACAGCAAAGAAGAATAGAAGATAAAGAATATGCTTATGAGTTCTTAGATATATTTGCAGATGAAAATGGAAAACCTGCTGTTAAAACTTCTAATAAACAACCTATTAAAGAGTTTCCTGTTACTAAAAATACAGAAGATAAAACAGGATGTCTTGTAGTATGGGAAAGACCTATACCTAATCCAGAGTTTGCTAAACATTATTATGCTTCTATAGATCCAGTTTCGGAGGGAAAGACAACTACCTCAGAATCATTGTGTTCCATATACATAATGAAAGCTTCAATTCAAGTAACTAAACACACAGGGATAGAAACAGAAACTTATATAGAGCAAGATAGAATTGTTGCCGCATGGTGTGGTAGATTTGATGACATTAATAAAACTCATCAAAGATTAGAACTAATTATAGAATGGTATAATGCATGGGCTGTTATAGAGAATAATATATCTCTTTTTATTCAGTACATGATATCTAGAAAAAAACAAAAGTACTTAGTACCTAAAAGTCAGATTATGTTCTTAAAAGACTTAGGTGCCAATGCTAATGTATTTCAAGAGTATGGTTGGAAAAATACAGGTGTCTTATTTAAACAACATCTTCTTAATTATGCTATAGAGTATACTAAAGAAGAATTAGATGTAGAAACTAAAACAGATGGTACTATTGTAAGAACTAAATATGGTATAGAAA